TGCTTCGTCTTTTACAGGAAGGTCAAAATAGTTTTCATAGCCAGCAGTTTGTGTTGTGATACGAGACTCTGGCATAGGTATTTTTGATTGTATGTCAAATCCAGCAGCCTTTGCAGATTTGCCATAAAAAGATGACACTTGAGAAGAAAACTCTCTGTCGATATCAGAAACTTCGCCCGGAAATGCTTTTTGATAGGTGGCTAACTCCCCTGTAGAACCTTTTGACGCTGCTTTTAAGCTACGTCCTTGTAGGTATGCTGTTCGCTCTTGAGGTATACCTATGGATAAAGAAACAGACGAGTGTACGTTACGAAGAAGCGGAGAGCCTGACTTACTCGGTCCGTCTTCTGGATGAAGAGAATCGTAGAATGTTTTAGTAGCTTGGTCATACATTATCTTAGGAACTTTTACAGCTCTCAGTATTTTATTCACGTCTGCTGTTCTAACTTTAGCTCCTGTCGATTTAGTAAAGAACCTATCACCGGGCTGCTTACCCACCAACAACTCTTGCAAAATAGCATCAGCAACAGGATTTAAGGGTATGTTAACAGCACGACCTTTAGCACCCTTTGCGTCCGATTCTACGTAGACAGCCCCCGAATCTGGAAAGTATTGGTCCAGAGTAAGACCCAGCACAGCGTTAGGGCGTAGCCCCGTGTTTAAATTAAATATGATAGCTAGTGCTGCAGGTCTAGTCGTAGGGTCATCTAAATACTTTGACACACCTTCAAATAGTTTTGCTTGTTTTTTAGGGTCAGAACTGATTGCTACTTGAGATTCAGCTTTAGTTGGTTCTGCTCTGCCAAAGATACGTTTGTTTAAATCTGTGTCAGGTTTCTCATCAGGTAACAGTTTGTATTCAGGTGTGTCAGGACCTATGTTCTCCTTTAAAAGAAGGCCAACCTGCCTGATATTTTGCATAGCAGTTTTAACTGGAGAGTCTTCTGGAAGACTAGTAAGCGTTCTAGCTAAAAGAGTACGACCTTCTTTATCCTTCTGGAATAACAAAAGAGCCGAACCCGGCTCATCAGCTATGTCTTTAAAATACTGAATAGTAGGCCCAACAAAGTCTTTACGTCCAGACTTCTTTGCGTACGCTTCAGCAACTTCACGTAGGGTTGCGGTTTGGGGGTCTATGGTCGCCACAGATTTTCTTTCTTCACCTATAAATTCAAGAGGACGAGTAGGGTCTGCATCACTTCTCAAACGATTTGTGTATATGTCCTCATCATCTATATCAATCCATCGTGCTAATTTAGGGTCTTTGCGTGATGTTGCTAAATAAGTGTAGCCAGCACTACGGTTATTTAATACACGAAGAACTTCTTCTCTATTGATTCCTACATCAGAAGGACGAAGTTCATCTCCCCTGTAAAAATCATAAACGTCCCCACGTTTTTTGATGGTAAGGATATTACCCTGTCTTTGAGAGGGGTTATAGTCTGAGCCTTTTTCATTTTTCATAAACCCAATAATAAGCTGAGGCTTATCTAGGTCTTTTTTGGTTATCGGCTTGCTTGCAATACTATTTTCTTTTACAAACTTGATGTCGTCATTTTTTGCCATCAGTATCCGAATGTCCCGTCAAAAGGTTGGAACGCCTGTTCTTTTATGCCTTGCAAAGTTTTGTGAATTGATGTATAACCAGAAGTGCGAGTCATAACCATATAACGGAGTGCATCATATGCGTGGTCTTCAGCTTTGGTATCTACATCTTCACTGTTTGTTTTCGACAGTGGTATTCCCGACAGTTGCGCTGTGGTGTGTTTACATGTCGAGAAGATGCGTAAACGAGGCTCATTGGTATACGGGTCATCTGCCAATCTTCTGTGCAGTTCCATCTTGCCTTGAAGTCGGTTACGGTCAGATGGTGTCCAACGTACCCCTGCCCTCATCATAGTTTCTGCGATAGATGGGCCGAATCCTGTCTTGTTCCAGCACGAGGCATCTAACACGTTATAATGGGGAAGAGGGTCAAGTTCTTCCATTTGTAGTATTTTATCAGCCAACTGTTCTGCTGTCAAGTGCTTGGCATATAGTTCACGATACACCCAGATGTTGTTATCCCAATCTATTGCACCCCACAAGACACAAGATGGTGAAGCGTAGCCGTAGTCAGCGGCTCGTATACGGGGCCAGTTGTACGGCATCTCGAACGGTTCGACCACATGCCTTGCCCGTGAGAACTCAGGAAAGGCTGCGCCTTCCGCTACGTCCCAGTCCCCGTCCAGTAACCTACGACGTTCGACATCTGGCAACGAACGCAGCATAGCTTCGTACTGCCCGTCTGCCATCAGGTACGGATTGTCCGTCAGTCTTGCGGGGACAAACTTCCTGTAGAAGAGTGGCTTGCCTGCCTTGGTCGGATGTGTGTCAGGCCAAAGAAACGCTTTACCCGTCTCCGGGTCACTCGCCGCAAAAGCTTCGTTGGGTTCCGACGGGTCAATATACATTTTCTTAACCCACCAGCCACCAACGCCACCGGGGTTGGCAGTACAGCGCATACATAAGTTCTGTTGTAATTCTGGGTCTGTTGAGCGAAGGCGCGAACGCAAGTAATCCCAAACATAGCTACTCGGATATTGTGTTATTTCATCAACGCCTATCCAGTTGAAAGCCTGACCTTGGAAACGGGTCACGTCTTTGTCCCTGTCTAGGTAAGTAAACCACATGGTTGCCCCAGAGGGGAAGACCCATGTAGATTTGGATTCTCTATAGATTGCACCGGGAAACGCTTTTGGGTAAAGCTGTTTTGCCTTGTCAATCAGTTCAGTTAATTCGTCCAGAGTCCTGCGGAGAAGTAGACCACGGTGATTAGGATTGTGACAATACCTGAGAGGGTCAGCAAGCAAGGCAAAGCTTTTTCCGCCCCCTGCTGCACCGCCATACAGTACGTCCTGTTCTGGAGCAGACAGAAACTCTTCTTGAGGACCTTCATTAGGTTGGAATATAACTGGTGTATCATCTATTAACTCTTGTACGGTTGCTGGGAGATTAGCAACGTCGTTGCCATCTACAACCCGCGAACCTGTGCCGTTAAGCGCGGTTTCTACCTTCTTCGCACTCTTCTTTAGTTTACGTGCGTAGCTGGCTTTGTCCTGCGCTTTCTTCTGGTGTTTTTCTTTTGCTTTCTCAGCCTTGCGAACACGGGCTTGTAATGCTCGTCTAGCTCTTTCGGCACGAGACAAATTGTATCGAGCCTTTGGTGCGTTAGGGTCTTTTTTTGGACGACCACGCTTTTTAGGCTGGGTCTCTTCTGACATTTTATTTTTTCTGTGCTTTTCTTACTGAACGATAAATACGTTCTTCAGCAAGTGTAGCTTTTTGACCTGTGCGTTTATTTATTAATTCACCTAAATTATTTATCATGTAATCATCCATGCGAAATTCGGGTGGTCCTTGCATCTCACCTTTTGTTTCACTATTTGATGCAGCCTTACGTGGTGGAGTAATGTAATCTTTTATCATCAGTCTGCTCCACGCATGGCTTTTCTTCCACGGTGTACCATCCCACCTACAGCAAATCCTGCTGGGTTTTGTTCTTTCTGGTCTATCAAATCTTTTGCTCTTCCAGCACTGTCTTTACCAGTAGTGTCATAGTCGTCGTATTTTCCTGATGCCACACCTAAATAAGACAATATCTCATTTCGTATTCTTTTATCAGTATACTGGTCTTTTGAACCTTTTGGACCGTACTCTTCAGGAACATTATCAGCTAACCATTTTTTATTTACGATAGTTCGTTTTTGTTTAGTTGTTAATTTATCAAAGCCGGGATGTAGCTTTCTCATTTGAGGACCGTATTTTTTTAAATCTTTTGCAAAGTAAAATGCGTTGTCCTCTATATCATCACCTTTAGTTCTTAAACGAGTTGCTCTAGCCATCGATTACTACTTCCTTCTTTGGTGGCAGTAATACGACACCGTGAACTGCCTGTACATTGTGATTCATTGTTTCTTGCTTACCAAGGCCAACTCTATTCAAGATTGCTTCTGCTGCACGTAGTTTTAGGTCGTCCCCACGCTCGATAACTGGCGTGTCAACTAACTCTACCATCTTATTTGCAGCCTTGAGGGAGTTTCCCGCCAACACCGCACGGGTACGTTCGACGATTTCCTCTGCTAGGGTGTCGCGTAGCCACGTAACAGACCCACGGGCATACCCCGCAATCTCTGCCGCTTGGTTGAAATTGCCGTTAGACTCGAAAAGGGCTGTCAAGAAGTTTTCTTGCTTCTCAGACAACTGCTTTTTCTTAGCTTGTTGTACTAAATTCATAGAATTTGCCTTGATTAGGTGCTGGGTAGCGTTCTGTCACTCGGTTTCTGCCTGTTTCGTAAAGGAACTAGCGTGATAGGTGAGGCGAACCAGCGTTTTGCAACCCCAGCAACACCCATTATGGTAACAATCGGGCGAACTGTCAACTGTTTTCCCTAAATATTATAAAAAAAATTACGCGAAGGGCATTTTTGGGGTTGACGGATGCGATATACGACCCTACAATGGCCTATCAGCCGCCGGGTAAACCCCCATATACCCTGCAAGGCTACCTTACACGTTTGCCGGGACCCCTAGTCGGGTCCCTTTTTTGTTATTTGCAGGGTCTACCTTACACGTTTGCCGGGAAGACCATATCGATAACCCCCAAAATACAAAAAATATGTCGGGATTGCATAGCAAATGCGGGGGGTCCCCAGTGGCCCATGCGTACCCGCACAGGGGCAATATTTTTCTTTTAGGCATACCTCACCGAGACGGTCAACCTTCCCGACAAACTACCCCAGCAACACCGCACCGCATCCCCAAACGATAACACACCCGCACCCGCCCACGTCCGCGTTTTGTCTTTTGTCATATGGTTAACCTACTGGGCTGGCCTTTACGGTTAATATAACATGGCTCACAGGGCAAACACCCCGCACCGTAAACCCAACAAATACAACGGCTACACTATTATTCTGGTTAACCGCATAAAAAAAGCCCCACCGGATAGGCGGGGCAAGGTTGCTGGGAGGAAAACTAGAGGCCCAGAATAATCAGGGCCAACAGTAACAGGTCGAATATATCACCCGCTGACATCACTTACTACCTTAACATCTGCAAGGGTCTTAGTATGCTTTTCGAACGAGTACATAGTAATTCCCGCATTGCCAAGCAAAGTTTCCAACACTGCCATCTGCTTATTAATGACATTGACCAACTGGGCAATCGCCATAAGGTCTTCATGCGGGATGACTGCAAAGTCTTCTTTATTCTCTTCGTTTACGTTGAAGTTAAAAGCTTCTTTCTTCATCGGTTTTACCTTTCTAGATTGGCGGGGATTGCAACAGCGCAACCCCCTATAAGTTTGTTTTAGTCGAATTCAACAGAGACTGTCAACCTATCTCTGAATACATTCTGGATACGTTCTTCCAGATGATTGTCGCACCAAGCCTCAATGTAGCTGTCGATTTGATTATCCAGTTCACTTGTAATCATATCTTCTACATCGCTTTCTGTGATGACTTCATGCTCATTTGAAACAACGTTCTTTATTTCCTGCTGGAGCAATTCGCGCAAACCCTGCAAGGTTTTTGCTTCGTTGCCGTTCAAGGTGATATTCACGTTCATATCTTCCATTACTACGCCCCCAACTTATACTTGCGCTTTGCACGTCCGGTAGTAATGGATTTCACATTATATCCAGCATTGCGTATCGCGCTAATATGGCAATGAACCGCCATCTTGGATTTAACGTCAGTATTCCGCAAGATAGTGTCGAGAGTAACGGGATAAGGTCGAGTAACAAGCACGTTCAAAACCTGCCTAGTCATCGGCTCGAGCGTATTAGTTCCCCCGACTACTGGCTTCCCCCTTTCTGCTTTTTTTTCATCCGCGAAAACATAATCCAGCAAGCGTTTTGCCGCGCCTTCTTGGTCTTTCCGGTCTTGTGCAAAACCCTTCAAAGCCTCGTTCAAATATTGCCTAGCCTTCGGTGGTGAATACACCCAAGCTAACCCGATATTCTCAACAATCTTATTTCGTGTTTCGGTTTTCATCGCTTTGGTTCCTTTCGTTTAGTTGGCGATAAATACAGCATAGATAATCATGCATAGAAGAACAACAGTTATTGTTCGGTAGATGACGTAAAGAGCTTCCATTAAGCGGCAACCCCTTCCAATACCTGCCAAGGCTCAGAGGTCAAAACATCCCGTACCATATCCGCACGTTTACGTTGAGCGTCATGTTGTTTCTGCTTTTCCCTGCCTTTCTCAAGCGTATGTGTAGACCAGTGAGTTAAAGCGTTATAGCCTGACCACATGGTCTCGCCCAGTTCTTTCGCTTCCTCTTCAAACTGGTCGCCCAGATAGTTGAGCAAGCTCTTATTAATCGGCTGGTCTTCCTTATCACTTGGTCTGGCTTTACGTTTGCAGATTGTCTCAGATAACAATTCGACAAACTGCCTAGAAGACAATCCAAGGCTGGCCCACCTGTCCATCTGTTCCCGTTGATTTTGGAACATGTCCAGAGACAACACAGCCTTTCCGGTCAATGCAGACGTGTCCAGATTGCGAGTGTGACGGCGTTTCTGGTGATAAGCTTTCTCACCGCCAAAAACTAGCGTATTACGGCACAAGTCACGATATGCACCGCTGAACACTTGGAAAGACCAAGACATATCAATACTGTTGAACACGTCCAAGCGCGGCACGACACTATCTGAATCCTGACGGCTTCGAACGTCTGCTTTCAAGTCTTCAAAATAGATAGTTCTGTGCGCCTTTTTTCCTGCTTCGAATAGCCTATCGACTACCCGCAACCGTCCACCCAGTGGGCTATCGGCAAGCTGCTCAGCCTGTACTTGCATCATGTTTTGATGAGGTACTAGCTGATAGGATTTAGGAATAGGCCGCATATCGACAAGCTGGCCCGTGGCTTTGTTTAAGATTGCGTGATAGTTGTCAATCTTAGTCGGCTCAACTACCTGCTGGATAGTGTCACCATACGGGGTCTTATCTTCCCAGTATGTTTGCGCCTCAATCGGTACACGTTCGAACACTGCCCTATCAGTAAACAAGGACAGGTCAAACGGGTCGTTATGGTCGTACTGGATGCCGTCCCGAATATCTGACAGGCGGCTATTGTTTGGTATTAAATCGAGCATAAATCATGCCTTTCTGTTGTTGGTTTATTAATGGGGAAAGCCCCCGGTTTGATTCTAAGGCACAAACGGCCCAGAAAGTAAAGCAATTTGTTTCGCTGGCAATTCGCCCCACCTCGCGAAAAATTGCCCGATATACCCAGACCAGTAGCAGATAAAGGAAACAAAATTCTGCCCTTGTGATATATCCCCAAAGAAAACTTTAGCGTGGCCTTTTTGTCAATGCGTCATAAATAAAACTTGCCTAGTATCTGCCGACCAACAAAGCGCACAGTTTGCACAGTTGGCAACATCGCCTGTTTGTTCTGGACAAACAAAAGAACGTCCCTTCACTGGCTTGGCTCGTTCAGTACTATTAGCCGCAAACTTATAAGTAAGGTCATTACTAAAACGAACTGCAAAACGATTGCCCATAAAATTAGTAAGCGAACGAATAGCAAGCCCTATAGGACTGTTTCTTGTGTTTCCGGTATATCCCCAGATTGCTAGATTATCGTATTTACACAATAAAGACTGCCACAATTCCACATACTGCACAGAATAAAAATCACCTAATACATGCAAGCGGATGATAACGCCTTTATAAGTAGAACATAATTCGTCTACTTCTTCTTTTAATTTTGCTTCGAGTGCTGGCCCGTGTTCTATACGATGAGCGAACGCCATATTATTTCCGTAACAGTTATCCCAGTGGTAGCACTCGCGGGGACACGTTGCCCGTTCTTCAAGCGTAAGCGTAAAGATAACATAGCCTTTAAACTTGCCTTTCTTAACAACTGGCAATTTCCCCTTATCTGCTATCTTGTTATTCTTAGATAGTTTAAGCGCACCAGTTTTAAGTTCTGCAATTGACCGCCTAGCGTTCGGATACATGGTGACCGCTGGCTTGTTTATATCTGCTTTTCTCATTGGTATGTTTCCTTTTCTGTTGGTAAAGAAACAAAATCAGAATATCAGAACGTTGTCAAGTGCCTTTTTGTTTAGCTAAATAACAAACAGCGCAGTAAGTATCGAACGCATCCCAGACATCCGCCTTCGCACCACACCCGCAATAATACTCTTGTTTAGTGGGATGATTGCGTGGCTCATTTGTCATGTTTGGCGTGGCTGATTTGTCACGTTTAGCGTTTGTCATTTGTCAGCAAACGTCCTTCCCTTGACAGTCTTTAGGGTAACACTGAGCAATCATAGCGTAATACGGATTTTTGCTGTGTCTTGTCCAGCGTTTGTCATCGGCTAGTTTCTCACACTCTCTTTTTGTCATGGGTGTTTCTAATATCATCTGATTGCCTATGTATTCCCAGCCCTCGTTGAACTCCCCCTCAAGATAGTATGTAGTATTTGCCCACATACTAATTACAAGCATAAACTCTTTCATTGATACTTGCTCCACTTCTCATGCCATGCTTCGTTTAGTATCTCGTCATATTCTTGGTCGCTGTAATGTGTCATCATGTCACGAAACCGTTTCATCTCGTGTGCAAACTGAGCGAACACTTCACACGAACCAGCCCAGTAGTCAGCCTTTTCGTACCACTGGCTTTCAAGTTCTATTGCCATATCTCTAACTCTACCCATCTTTCACCTCCCAAACATTTTCCAAAATCCAATCGTGACCGCTATCTGTTCTGACCCACTGCGAGGTATCGTCTGTTTCATCCGCTATCTTCCAAGCTGTATCCTCATCTGGTGCTTCAACGATTAGTTCGTAGCCTACGTCCATTGTGGCAGTTATTTTAAACTTTGGCATCATGCGTCTCCAAATACCACTCTTTATATTTTTTGTAGGCCAACAGCTTGTAAGCGTACAAGTCTGCGTGTTCCCAATCTGCAATCGGGTCAATCCCATACGAATTATATCCATAATCAAATGTTGTTTCTATCTCACTCTCAATCATCACCATCAGTGCGTTAGCTTCTGGGGGCGATAGGTCTAGAGGTCTCTTAATCTTCTGCGTTGTCTTCATCTTCTTCCCTTTCTGAATCTGCAATCATGTGGTCGTAATCACAGTTGCGGCAAAATCCACCGCTGTCATAACTGTAATGCTTTAGGCGGTTGTAGTCCTCATGGTAGTGACCGCATCGTAAACAAGTTAGTCCATCCATCACGCAAATACAATCTCTGTTATTTCTCCATGTGTGTCAAATATCTTAACCCACTCTGTTGTTTCTATCCACACTTTAGCACCGCACGATAGCGGTTTGTCCGGTGAGTACACAACCCGTCCAGATGCAAACTCTACGCCATGTCCTGTGTAGTTCTTACCGTTAGCCTTTACAGATACAACAGGCTTGCAGTCACCTGTCTTGCTGTTGTGGCGGATGTGGTGTTGATTGATGTGTATTCTTTTAATTGTCATTTTCTACAATCTCCAAATTCGTTGTGATTTCTGAATGGTCAAGGTCTACAGATACGCAATCCCACCCAACACTCTCTCTATCATCAACGTAAGCTTGTTGCATTTCATGTTTAATAGCGTCAACAGACATACCAGTGCAGTCTAGCACCCACTCTTCAGTATACTGCTTCATCAGCTTTGCTCGTATTATCATTTTATTGTTCGAACGCATCTGCTTTCCCTTCTGTTTGTTTGCAGTTTCATTACCCATACAGCAAACTATCGAACGTGTCAACCCTAAAAGAAAACGGGGCTATCCAAAAGGACAACCCCGCTTCCCAACCAACAGAAAGGACACCCTATGTCTATGCAACCTCATAGGGCGTACTTAGTCTTAACACATAACCAGCGTTGGTGTCAAGCCATTTCTTTGCTTGGCGTTGAGAATTTGTCACATGGACTGTGACCCACTTTGTCAGGTCAACAGCTTCACCTTGCTTAACAAGTTCACGGCTTGTCTCACCCAGCCTTACCATACTAGCTGGCGTGAGAACTTGCCATTTCCCGTCAAACTCTCGTTCGACTATTTCAGCCTTCAGTTCCCGTCTTTTCATCTTCTTCCTCTTGTTCGATTACGTGGATGTACAGGTCGATTGCTTCCCGTATTAGGTCAGCAACACTGACTTGTTCTAGTTCGGTCTTTTGTCGTTCCTCTGATAACGTTGCAAGTTTGTCATACTGACTCACCGTCATCAGTAGGTTGTAAGTCTTTGTTTTCTCTTCTATTTTCGGTGGTCTCGCCATCTTCCTTGTCCATCCATTCAGCAACCCAATCGTAGGTTTCGTCCACGCCTCGTTTGTTAGGAACAACTCGTGTCCTATAAGTAGGGTTACGTATCTGTTTAGCTATAGGGTTTCTTTTCTTCATAGTAATATATAATAAGTAAATATAGTAGGGTTATCCCTGCAAGGTATACTGGTTATTAGCACGGATTAGATTTGCCGTCAACAAAAAAAAATCATGTTGACAGTGTTTTTAGTTTGTCGTATGGATATGTCATGGCTAAATGGATTAAAGACTTTGTGATGGACTTGCCTCTGCAACCGAATGGTCGGATGCGGATGGATTGTCCTGCTTGCGGAAAGAAGAACACGTTTAGTGTAGGAGAAGAGAATGGCGTACGTTTATATCATTGCTTCCATGCTGACTGTACTGCTTCTGGTCGTACAGGCTTCAGGCTAACCAAGGATGTAACAACACACCCTATGTTATTGAAAAGAAACAACAAGGGTGATACCACTGTTACTTACTGTGCTACTTTTGAAATGCCAAGCACGTTCGTTCCGATAACCCGTAGCCAAGAATCAGTGGACTACCTCAAACGAGTACATGCTTACGATGCCTATCTAGATGGTCGGGTAGACTTGCGGTTTGATTTCCAACGTAATCGAATCGTCTACCTCATCACAGACGGCAAGCGTGTAGTCGATGCGGCAGGCCGAACATTAACCAATGAGAAACCGAAGTGGTGGAGATATGGAAAGTCAGGTAATCCTTTCGTTTGCGGCAGGGGACGTGTCGCTGTTCTTGTCGAAGATTGTGCTAGTGCTTGTTGTGTATCATCTGTTTTTTCGGGCGTAGCACTGCTTGGAACGAACCTTCTTGACACTCACGTCAAAGTATTGCAGAACTACGACAAGGTGTTTGTAGCTCTTGATAAGGATGCTACCCAAAAGGCACTAGAAATTGTAAGAAAATTACAAGGCATTGTGCCGACTAACATGATGATTTTAAATCAAGACATAAAGGACATGGATAATGCAACAAGAGAGCGAGTCCTCGCAAAGTACGCTTGAACATCAGGTGTTGGGCTTCATGCTCAACCACGAGTTCTACGGTAAGGTAAAAAACATTGTCACCAAAGATATGTTCACGGGACGAGATGCAACCATCTTCGACGTAATTACCTACGGTCATAGGGAGTATGGTGTTGATATGCACCCTAGTCAAGTAGCGGCACTGGTCAGTGACCGAAATCCCGCTATGCCATCTAGCGCAGTACAAGAGATATACAGCATACTAAACAACCTATCCACGAACATGTCAGAGGAGATGGCACTCGAACAGGATGTGGTCAAGAACTTCTGGGTAAGAGACAGGGCAAGACAGATTGGTGAAAAGGCGATTGCTATCTTCACCGGAGAATCAGAACACTTTGGCGAACTAAAGACGCTTATCGATATGGTTGAAGATGGGCGGATGACAGATAAAACAACGTATAGTGAAATGGACAAAGACTTTACACAACTAGTGCAAGAAGAAACAGGTGACCCTGACTTCCCATTCGGATGGGACTTGTTGTCAGAGCATTTGTCAGGCATGGATAGAGGTAATCTTGGTATTATCTTTGCCCGTCCAGAGGTAGGCAAAACAACGTTCTGTTCTTTTCTTGCCGCGAACTACATACGGCAGAAGCACAAGGTAGTTTATTGGGCAAACGAGGAGCCTGCTGAGAAGATTAAGCTGCGTATTATCCAATCGTTTTTCCAACGTACACGACAGCAAATGATAGAAGAACAGCAGACACTACAGCAACGCTACAATGAAGAGGTAGCACCTTATCTCATTGTCATGGACTCTGTGGGTACATCTATGGAAGAACTGAACGAGTACGCCCAGCTAAACGAACCGGACGTTATGTTCTGTGACCAGCTTGACAAGTTTAGAGTCGCTGGGGATTTCAATCGTGGGGATGAACGTTTGAAGGAAACGTATGTAGTTGCGAGAGAGATTGCCAAGCGTAACAAACTTCTGATATGGTCAGTCTCACAGGCCAGCTTCGAGGCACACGACAGGCAGTTCATCGACTACGCTATGCTAGATGGTTCGCGAACTGGCAAGGCGGGTGAGGCAGACGTTATTATTGGTATAGGTAAGACAGGAACGTCTGAGGAAGAGAATACAGCACGACACATCTGTATCTCTAAAAACAAATTGAACGGGTGGCATGGTATGTTTACTAGCCACATTGATGTACACACGGGTATTTACTACTAATGACAACACCCAAACCAAAAGAAGCAACGTGGTCTACAGCCAAGCTGTACAGGGTAGACTTGTACAACGTCAAGTGGCCTCGTTCTGGCACACGTTTGGTTTGGGCTGTTGTAGGTAGGAAGTGGGTAAGAATCTGCATACCCATCGAGTTGATTAAGTTTCGCATGAGAAGAGATGAGTGGGATGCTATCCCGCATGAATTGTTTGTAAAGGAAGAGACTGATGAGAGTCCTGACGTTTGACGTAGAAACAACTCACAAGGAGAAACCCAATGGTTCATCTACACCCCTGCCGTACTTCGGTAACACACTTGTCTCTGTGGGCTACAAGTGGCTGGGCATTGAACAGGTACACTACCTTTGCTTTGACCACAGTACCCAGCAACCTAGCAAGGATGGCTTCAATATATTCCAAGATGCCTTAAACCTTGCTGATGTAGTTGTAGGTCACAACATCAAGTTCGATTTATCGTGGATACGCGAGTGTAACTTCAAGTATGATGGACATGTATATGATACGATGGTTGCTGAGTATATACTTGCCAAAGCCAGACGCTGGCCTCTTAGCCTCGCCGCTGTTGCTGAGAAGTATGGTGGCGTACAAAAAGAGAAAGACCTAATCTCTCCTTACTTCAAGGAAGGTAAAACATTTTTTGACATACCGTGGGATACTATAGTAGAATACGGAATTGCAGATGTAATCGCTACGGAAGAAGTAGCACTAGAACAACTCAAAGCCTTTGGCTCATCGTTTGAGGAACTGTTTAATGACTCTGATACCAACACTGAAGTTGTCGCTTGAGATGACAAATGTTCTAGCTCACATCGAGCAGAACGGCATTAAGATAAACAAAACAACTCTAGCTGAGATTCGAGAAGAGTACGAACAAGAGCTGTTTCAGCTAGAACGCAGATTAAACGAACTAGCTCAGTATGCCATGGGGGATACCCCCGTCAATCTCGACAGCCCAGATGACAGGTCTATGCTGATGTACTCTTGTAAAGTAGTTGACAAGAAAACGTGGGCTGAGATATTCAATCTTGGTCATGAAGTTCGTGGCGCAACTAAGAAACCCAAGATGCGTAAGCGTATGTCCCGCGCAGCTTTCAAGGGAAACGTGTTGCGAGAAACTGATGTGGTATACAAAACCATAGGCTCACAGTGTTCAGACTGTAATGGTAAGGGCAGGTACAACCCCCTAAGAAAGGATGGAAGCGTTGGAAAAGCTGTTAGAATATGCCGAACGTGTTCGGGTAAAGGTGTGGTTTATGAGAGTACGGGTGAGGTTGCGGGTTTTAAAATGCTTCCTCGTGACGTATTTGATGTTGCGGCGGGTGGCTTTAAGACTGACAAGGAGACGTTAGAAGATATGTCACTGTCCTTGCGGGGTGATGCTCGTGAGTTTGCACAGTCATACATACGATATTCTGCGTTGCGAACCTACCTGCGTTCCTTCGTTGAAGGGATGGAGAACAACATGGACAGCAATGGCTTCATCCACACAGAGTTCATGCAATGCGTTACGGCAACAGGTCGTTTGTCTTCTCGCAATCCGAATTTCCAAAACATGCCTCGTGGCTCTACCTTTGCGATTCGCAGGGCAGTAGAAAGCAGGTTCGAGGGTGGGCAGATATTAGAGGGTGACTACAGCCAGTTAGAGTTTAGGGTTGCTGGATACCTTGCCAACGATGATGGCATCTTGACCGATGTAGAAGCTGGCACAGATGTTCATAGCTACACTGCTAGTGTTATAGGCTGTACAAGACAGGAAGCGAAGGCACACACCTTTAAACCACTTTACGGGGGCGTCAGCGGTACAGATGACCAGCAACGCTACTATAGAGCGTTTAAGGAGAAGTATCGTGGCGTTACCGAATGGCATAAGCTGTTGCAGAAAGATGCGGTAACCAAAAAGGAGATTACCCTACCATCTGGCAGACAGTATGCTTTTCCAGATGCTAGATGGACTGAGTGGGGTACGGCTACCAATCGCACAGCTATCTGTAACTATCCTGTGCAAGGCTTTGCTACTGCAGACCTGTTGCCTATGGCTCTTGTCAAACTACACTATGACATGGAGAACATGCAGTCTGTTATCTGCAACACAGTACACGATTCGATTGTGATTGATGTGTATCCCGGCGAAGAGGACCAGTGTGTTGAGGTCATGTCCAACGCCATGTTGTGTTTGCCGCAGGAGACAAAACGTAGGTATAACAAGGAGTACAGTATGCCTGTCGGAATAGAATTAAAAATGGGAAAAAACTGGCTTGACTTGGAAGCCGTGTTTGAGGTATAATCATTTTACGTTCAACTTTAGCCCAATGGAGAATGTCATGGGTAACTTAGAAAACGAATTTGCTGTTAGTATAACTGATGATAATGCTGCTTTGCTTGCTGCTCTTGGTCAGGATGGTATATCCGAAGCCAAGCAGTCTGGCCCAACCACTCTTCGTATCAACTATGATGCTGATACCGAAGATGGTCATACCTTGAAGCGTGGTACGTGGAAGGTATGGAATGGTACGGAAAACGTATTTGCTGACTCTGTAATTATTAATCCTATGGTTCGCACCTACGAGTATAGTATCTACGACCAAGAAGAGCAGACGTTTACTTGCCGTTCGATGCAGCGTAAGAAGATGACTGAACCTTTCGAGGATAATGCTGGTGGTCTAAAGTGTGGTAGGCTCACCCGTAAAGAGGAAGAAGGTCTCGATGATGATGACCCTCGCCTGTTACTGAGTAAGTCTGTAACCTGTAATTTGATTGTGTATGGTCAGCTTGATATGGCTGATGCTGTCAACGCCGCAGGGGAAGCTTCTCCTGTAGAGAACCTGCCTTTTGTCGGTTACTTCAAGCGTTCTGGATTCCGTCCTATGAACGACTTTATCCAGCAGAAGCTAGGTAATAAGATACCGTTACCGACTGCTCTTGTTGAAATAAGGACTAAGCGTATGGCTAACGGTGGGGTGACCTATTGGATTCCGCAACCATCTCTTGTTAAGGAAGTGCCTCTGACTCCAGAGCGTAAGGCTCTTTGCCAGAAGTTTTTCGATACGGTTGCAGCGTCTAATTCCAAGCTGTACGCTGAGCATAAAGAAGCTCGTAAGCAGATTATGCCTGACGAAGATGTCGACCTTGCTAATCGGTTAGCGGGATGATAGCCCTTCTAGAAGTACAGGACTTCTTGAAGAAAGCAGGGCGGGGGGAGATTGACTCTTCCCGCTTCGACGACCTGATAGAGCAGTTCGGGGAAGACTGTAAGGACTCCTTGCGAAAACAGTTGTCATCTCGTGGTGGCTACCGTATTCGTATGTCAGGTCTGGGCCGTCCTCTGTGTCAGCAGAAGATGGAAAAAAAAGGCCACACCCAAGAGGTTGCGTATAATGATATTATGCGTTTCCTCATGGGTGACCTTGTTGAAGCGATTGCAGTGTTTGTTATGAAAGCTGCGGGAGTTACCGTTGTTGATACCCAGCGACAGTGTAATTTAAAATTAGGTGACACAGATGTTAAGGGAACTTTAGACATCATCTTAAATGATGGTCAGGATAAAGTATGGGATGTCAAGTCAACTAGTCCGTGGTCTTTTGACAACAAGTTCTCAAACCGTGGTGGCTATGAGGTAATCAAAGAGGATGACCCCTTTGGTTACATCATGCAGGGTTTTTTATATTCAGAGTCACAGGACATGCCGTTTGGTGGTTGGATAGCTATCAACAAATCGTCCGGTGAGTGGGATTTTGTAGAAGCACCTGCCGACCAAGAAGACGACCGTAAAAGGTACATTGCTGACGCTAGGAGCCGCGTGGAGAGCCTTCTCAAGGATGATAAGTTCAAGATACCTTTCGAGGCAGTTGACGAATCCTACACCGTTAAAGGCGAGAAGATTTACACAGGTAACAAACTGATGCCGAAGACCTGTACTTTCTGCTCGTTCAAGGAACATTGCTGGAAGAAGGCAGAGTATCACGATAAGGTTACGTCTAAGGCTAAGTTCCCACCGAAAGCTTGGTACACCAAGATAGTCAACAGGAGCATCTGATGCCCCTTCTATACACAGAGACATACCCACGGAAGTTGCTGACTATGAATCCAGCTTTGCGGTGTGTTTATGTGGAGTCACACGAGGAGAGGGGCGGTGACCCAGCAACCGTGCATGTTCGCGGGTTGGAAACATCATTGCCCCTCACCTTACGCAATAACTATACCGACACTGGCTATCTTATTTCCGACACGGAAGCTAGGGATATAATTCGTATCGAAGAAGAATTTCAACAAATCAATTACAACTTGAGGATGGGCGTTACTGTATGTCTACCGACAATGCTGTTAAGCGAAGAACTAAACTACCTAGAAAAGCATACACCAAAAGTAGAACAGTATCTCTTAAAAAGGCTAAGTCTGGCAAAAACATCATTTCCCCTGCTAGAATTATGAGAAACACAAGATATCGGTCTATGTTCGAAATCAACATAGCCAAAGCCCTTGCAGAAAAAGGCATTACATTCGAATACGAATCGAAGAAACTAACGTATATACCAAAGCCCCGTAATTACACACCTGACTTCTACATCCCGCATAAAGAATTGTACATAGAAGCCAAGGGTCATTTAGATAAGGGGGACCGTGTTAAGATGTTGCTTATTAAACAGCAACACCCAGACCTTGATATCCGGTTTGTGTTTCTCAACGCGAAAAACAAAATTTATAGAGGCAGTAAAACCACCTATGCTGCTTGGGCAACTAAGCACAACTTTGTGTGGGCAGAGAAAGCAATCCCAGAGGAGTGGCTAAAAGATGGATGATATAAACAATCAGGTAGAACGAGCCAGTTTGCTCCCAAATAGGTATTACCTTATTCTTAACTACGAGGACGAGGATTCGTTTTCGATGACAGCTTACGATACCACGAAAGGTAACACAGTTGATTTAGAAAGTGTGCCTGCTGGTATGGTAATCTTGTCAGGTATCATAGAGATGATGGAGAATGACTTTGACAGTGTGTGGGATGCTGGTATGGCTAGACTTAGTTTCGTAGCTATGGCAAACTCATTCAAGAAAGAATCGAACAGTGATGAAGATAACAAAATTATAGACAAAGTAATTGCCCGTGAGGATAACATAGTTAAAGTAGATTTTGGAGAGAAGCAATGAAAGACCAGTGGAGCCTAAATTACTATCAAAAACAAGCGGTTAGGACTGCTATCTATCCCGATAGTCATAAGATAACTTACCCTGCTCTTGGCCTAGCTGGTGAAGCTGGTGAGGTTGCTAACAAAGTAAAGAAGTTTGTACGTGACGGTTACGATGTTGAAGGATTCGAACTCAAGAAGGGAGAGCTTGCAAGTGAGATAGGTGATGTGCTATGGTATTGTGCAGCATTGGCTAATGACATCGGTTACAATTTGCAGCATATAGCGCAAGGTAACATACACAAGCTGGATAGTCGTGCCAAGCGTGGCAAGATAGGTGGAGATGGAGATAATCGGTGACAAGCTACATGAACATCATGAAAAAGATAGAAGAAAACGAACAAGCAGGTAAAGAGGCATATAGCGGCTATGACATGGTTGACAAACCCTTCCACTACAATCAGGCAGGTATCGAGTGCATTGAGGCAATCAGGGCGGCGACGGGTACAGGCTTTGAACAATACCTACAAGGGAACATCATCAAGTACGTCTGGCGATACAGATACAAAGGCAAACTACAAGACCTCAAAAAAGCCCAGTGGTATCTCCAAAAGTTAATTGATGAGAAAACAGAATGAACTGTTGGCATTGCAAGACAGAATTAATTTGGGGCGGAGACCACGATATATCAGAAGAAGATTCTGAATATAGCATGGTAACCAACCTACACTGTCCTAATTGTAACAGTGAAGTACACGTATATTATCCAAAGGAAAGAGAAGACAATGAGTAACATGTTACCGACTACCTATCAACAATTTATCCACAAGTCACGATATGCACGTTGGCTGGATTCCGAGCAACGTCGTGAGGATTGGCACGAGACGGTTGACCGTTATGTTGACTTCATGGTCAATCAGGTTCGCGGGAAGCATAACTATGAACTGCCTAAGAAGGACGTAGAGGAGATTCGCGAGGCTATCCTAAACCTCGAAGTGATGCCGTCCATGAGAGCTATGATGACATCTGGTCCTGCTCTTGCCCGTGACAATATCTCAGGATACAACTGCTCGTATATCCCTGTAGATAGCCCTCGCTCGTTCGATGAGTGTATGTATATTCTTATGTGTGGTACAGGTGTTGGATTTTCAGTAGAGCGTGAGAACGTAGACAAGCTGCCTGTGATTAGTGACGCTATGCACGATACAGATACTGTAATTAAGGTTGGCGATTCGAAGCCCGGTTGGGCCAAGTCACTTCGCGAACTGATTGCGTTGCTGTATGCAGGGCAAATTCCTACGTGGGATATGTCACAAGTTCGTGCTGCTGGTGAGCGTCTCAAGACGATGGGTGGTAGAGCATCTGGGCCGCAGCCCCTTGATGACCTGTTCCGTTTTACTGTGGAGACCTTCAAAAAAGCACAGGGACGCAGACTGTTTCCTATCGAATGTCACGACTTGATGTGTAAGATTGGTGAAATTGTAGTTGTGGGGGGAGTCAGACGGTCAGCTTTGATTAGTCTGTCGAATTTAAACGACGACCAAATGGCACATGCTAAGTCTGGTCAGTGGTGGGAGAATGAGGGCCAACGTGCCTTGGCTAACAACTCTGTGGCCTACAAAGGCAAGCCTGAGATGGGTACGTTTATGCGTGAATGGCTTGCGTTGTACGATAGTAAATCTGGTGAACGTGGTATGTTCAATCGTGAGGCTGCTGACAAACAGGTTGCCCAGAATGGACGGCGAGAGACAGGACATATGTGGGGTACTAACCCATGCTCTGAGATAATCCTACGTCCGTATCAGTTCTGCAACCTATCAGAGGTGATGGTTCGTGAAACAGATGACCTAGCCAGCCTGAAGCGTAAGGTTCGCATAGCAACCATACTAGGAACTTTACAGTCCACCCTAACAGACTTCAAGTATCTGAGGAGCGTATGGAAGAAAAACACAGAGGAAGAACGCTTATTAGGCGTATCCTTAACTGGTATCATGGACCACGCAGTTCTGTCAAAGAACGTAGACAGCAAAAGGTGGCTACAGGAGATGCGGGAAGAGTCCGTCAAGACGAACGACAAGTATGCGAACATGCTTGGAATCCCAGTATCCGCTGCAATCACCTGTGTAAAGCCGTCGGGTACTGTGTCACAACTAACCGATACCGCTAGTGGTATTCATGCACGGCACAACGATTACTACATCAGGACAGTTCGCGGCGATAACAAAGACCCGCTAACTCAGTTTATGATTGAGGCAGGTGTACCCCACGAACGCTGTGTTATGAAACCAGATTCAACTACCGTATTCTCGTTTGCTATGAAGTCTCCTAGCAACGCCGTAACGCGAACTCAGATGACAGCCGTAGAACAACTAGAACTATGGAAGACATATGCTATCCACTGGTGCGAACACAAGCCATCTGTAACTATATCTGTCAAGGAAAACGAGTGGATGGATGTAGGAGCGTGGGTGTATGAGAACTTCGATGTAGCCTC